CTACTTGATGCACACCTTCAAAGACAAGACTGACCAGAAAGCAATCATTTTCAATGACCAAGAAATCGATGACAACCCGAATGGAGGGTCAGGCAAGTCACTGATGTTGGCAGCTCTCGGCAATCTGCGCAGAGTCGTCAAGATAGATGGCAAGAGCTTCAACCCATCCAAGTCTGATTTCGTTTATCAGCGAGTCAACCTGGACACGCAGATTCTGGCATTCGATGACGTTCGCAAGGCATTCGACTTCGAGCAGCTCTTCAGCCTCATCACCGAGGGAATCACCGTCAACCGCAAAAATAAAGACGAGATATTTATCCCATTCAACCGCTCGCCAAAGATTGTCATCACCACCAACTATGTCATCAGTGGTGCTGGCTCTTCTCACGATCGCAGACGTCACGAGCTGGAGTTCTATCAGTACTTTCACAGCAAGCGCAGCCCACTCGATGAGTATGGTCGGCTCTTATTCGACTCCTGGACCGATGAAGATTGGTTGAAGTTCGACAACTACATGGTCAAGAACCTTCAGAAGTACCTGACAAATGGATTGATGAAATCCATCAGCATCAACGCAGATGCCAAGCGACTCATTCAGGCAACGTGCAAGGATTTCTTTGATTGGGTGGAGGAAGGCAACCTCGCTCTTGATGTGTACCACTACAATGGAAGCAAGATTCAAGAATTCACCTCCGAGTTCACCTCATTCAAAGAGCTCGAGCCACGTAGATTCCTCAAATGGGTGCAATCGTATGCTGATTATAAAGGCTACAACATCACCAAAGGACGCAATCACAACGGAAGATACTTCATTCTTGATTCGGAAAATCCCAAGCCGACTCCAGAATCTGATGATATTTGGGATGAACTTAATGAACAAGCAAAACAATGACACCACAACACCGAAAAATCCTAAAAGATTTACAATTGAAGCACAAAATGGAAAAGTATCCAACCATCCCACCTCATCTCATCGCTCTGGACCAATGGAATGACAACTCCGCCAATGCACTGACCAAGTCAATCATCGCATTCCTTCAGTTCAGTGGATGCCAAGCCGAGCGCATCAACACGATGGGAGTCTATCGAAAGAAATACCGCACAGATGGAGTCGCCATTGGTGGTCAGTGGACCAAGGGAACCGGAACACCAGGCTCGGCAGATATCTCCGCAACGATCAAGGGGAGGTCTGTAAAGATTGAGGTCAAGTATGGCAAAGATAGACAGTCTGAAGCGCAGAAAGCATACCAGAAAGCAATCGAGGAAGCTGGTGGTGTGTATGTTATTGCAAAAGATTTTGAAGGATTCTTGAAATTTTATGAGCAATTTTGTGAATCAATCAAATAAATGCATATATTTACAATTCAAAACAACAAAAAAAACGATTATGACTACAAAGAAAGCGGAGGCTACACTCGCAGAGCCAATGAACATTTGGCAAAAATTACACGCTGCCAAGCAGCAAATCGGAAAGGTTGCAAAGAATGCAACGAATCCTCATTTTAAAAAGAGCTATGCTGACATCAATGCGCTGCTCACAACGGTGGAGCCTATTCTCCACGAGCATGGACTGCTACTCTTGCAGCCAGTGGTTGGAAATGATGTGGTCACTCGTATCATCGACATCGATTCTGGTGAGGTCATCGAATCATTCATGAGCCTTCCAGTCATCACAGACCCACAAAAGGTGCTCGCTGCCGTTACCTACTTCAGAAGAGGTACATTGCAGTCACTGCTCTCACTTCAAGCCGTTGACGATGATGGCAATACAGCGGCTGCTGCTCCTCAAGGCAAGCCAACAATCAATGCAGAGCGATTCAAATCAGCACTCGAAGCAATCGAAGCTGGCAAGTACACCGCAGAACAGTTGGCTTCCAACTATGCACTCACTGAAGTACAACTCAAAGCTCTCGCACTATGAAATGGCATCCATCGCAAATCGGTAAGCTGATGACCAATGGCAGAGCCAAGGACAGCATCGGAGAGACAGCCAAGAGCTACATCAAGCAGTGTGCAAAGGAGGATTTCTACAACTACACCACAGAACTCAACAACAAGTACATCTGGAAGGGTAGAGAGCAAGAGCTGGAGTCAATCAACCTCATCAACTCGGTGAGGTTCACCAACTACGTCAAGAATGAACAGACCATCGAGAATGATTATCTCATCGGCACCGCTGATATTGTCATCGAGCAGCGAGTGATTGACGTCAAAACATCGTGGTCATTGGATACATTCCCTGCACTTACTGAAGATGCAGTCAACCCACTCTATGAATGGCAGCTCAGAGCTTATATGATGCTTTATGACAAGCCATGTGCCGAGCTGATATACTGCATGGTGACCACCTGGGATGAATTCCTCAATGAATACGAGAATCTCCAGCTGCACAGAGTTGACCACATCAATCCTGAGAAGCGCATCACAGCTCTCTGGTACGATAGAGATGAGGACATCGAGGCAAAGATGGTTGCTCGCCTTAAAGAAGCATCCGATCTATATCACGAATATTACGAACAACTAAACAATAAGTAAAATGGAAGAGCTAAAAGCAAAGGGCACCATTCACCTACTCGGTGAAGCCAAACAAGTAAGTGACAAGATGAACATCAGAGAGTTCGTGCTCTCAATCGGTGACAAGTATCCGCAGTTGGTACAGTTCCAAGCTGTCAATGAGCGAGTGAAGTTCCTGGATGGAGCCAAAGTCGGTCAAGAATGTGAGGTCAAATTCGACCTTCGAGGTCGTGAGTACAACGGCAAGTATTATGTCAGCCTCAATGCATGGGATATCCGCATCGCAACACCATCAAAACCAATCACAGATGAAATCGATGACGATTTACCTTTCTGATGGCGAGAACATTCGGGACTTCATCCATAAAGAGTTGAGGTCCCGACTCTCCAAGAGATATCGGATGACTCACTTGGCTGAAGATATGAATCTCAACTACTACACATTGACCAGATTTATGAAAGGCAATGGGGTTGGAGATGAGTTCTATATTCAAGCCTTCAACTTCTTGATGAAATGAGATACTTCATCGGATATATTGGCACAAGGAATGATGGACTTGACAACATTGTAAAGCGATTGGAGGACCTATTGAATGAACTAAAGGGATGCTCTTATTGCATAGTACTAACTTTTTCGGATGAAGTACACATATCCGAAGTAACACCAGAAGAATTTTATGAGCAAACAGCAGCACTTAACTGACCCAATCGTGCTCAAGGTACTGGCAAAATATTATGAGCGAAGCCAGCTCGGCATCCAGAAATATGGGCGCACTTTAGATCGTGATGACCTCAACCTCACCGATTGGCTAAATCACCTCCAGGAGGAGTTGATGGATGCCACGCTGTACATTGAGAAACTGAAACAAGATGTAAGAAGTATGCCGTAGACGTGCGGAACGTAGCCTGCCGAGTAAGTGTCGGTTCTCATCGTAGGGAGATAGAGTTATTGCCTTCTTGAGCGAAAAAGGCTTTTTTAACTAAACAACAAAAAAATGAAAATAGAAATAACCCAATACGGACACAAGTCGACCTATGAGTTCGAACACGATGATGTTGACCTTGAAGAGTTACTCTTTTATATTGAGCGTGTCATCAGGTTGACTGGATACGAATTTAACGGACATTTAGAAATAGTAAACGAGGAAGAATGAAACTAAACCAAAACGATCAACGTGAGGAGATGGCTGCAATCGGCACCATGATACTCTTGACAGCAGTTGCTATCATATTAATTATTAAAACTATCTTTGACCTATGGAACTGATACAATACCTCGCACTCGGGTGGCTCATCGCCAACTTCGAGCCTCTGCACTGGGTCATCGACTTCACATTCATGAGAGTCATCCCAAGCTCCAAGCTCGGTGATTACATTCATGCTGGATTCGGTTGCTGGAAGTGCACCTCATTTTGGACTGCTTTGATACTTTCAGGCAATATATATACGGCAGCAATCACAGCGATGGGTGCCTACATCATCAGCGAATGGATAGAGAGCAAATAGAATACATCACAGCAGTGCAACTAATGGATGAGAAAGAACGTCTCACCAAGAAAGTGCTGAATAGACTCAAGGCTATCAAGGTCAGCGTGACCGGACAGCCCGACAGAGAATGCTTCTGCTCGCAAATCAGACGCAAAATCTGGTACAAAGATTTCACCAACTGGTATGAAAGCAACGCTTGACCGCTACATATCGTCTCACTATGAGGAGCTGTACCGATACACCAGGTATTTCTGCTCCAAGTACAATCCGAAGCTAACTATCGACACGGTCATCTCCAACGCATACCTTCACTGCCTCGAAATCAATGACAATACCGAGGATGTCGGCAAGGTCAAGAGCTATATACTCAACTCAATCAAGCGGCAAGTCATTTGGAAGAACGTCAACAGCTTCAAGGATGAGCGAATTCTGGCATCAGAAATCGCAGTACCAGACCAATTCGATGATGAGGAGGACCTCAACTATAAAATCGCAATCGAGCAGCAATACCAGGGATGGAAGTCATCGGTGGACATCTATCGAGATGGGCTGACAGACAACGTCAAGATTGCAGTCGCCAAGGCTTACTTCGACAAAGGGCTGACAACAGCACGATCAATGGCGCAGTATTTCAACATCCCAGTGACGTCAGCACACTACTTAATATCGGACATAAAAAGCACACTTAAATCAATACACTATGAAAATAAAAGATGAATACAAGGGCAAGACTATCGTCAAGAATACCTCGCTCGGAAACATGACAGTCATTGTTGACAATATAGACATCAAGAGATACCAGTACTATGTCAGCATAGGATTTGGATATCTATTCGAGAAGGAGACCGCGACTGCACCAGAGCAGTGTATTCGATATGAAGGCATTGAGGCTGATGAGCAGACTGAAGCTCCGAGAGTAACAAAACCAAAACGCAAACGCAGAACCAATGGACCCACTCAGTAAATATAGAGAGGCATTCGCAGAGAAAACCTACTCCGACTATCCTGACTCGGTGCGCAACAACGCACGCAGAGGAATCGAGCTCAACAAAGAACTCGGGAACAAGTGCGCAACGCAAGTCGGTAAGGTCAGAGGACAGCAGCTCGCAAACAAGGAGCCCATTTCAGTGGACACGATCAAGAGAATGTACTCATACCTCTCCAGGGCAGAACCTACATTCGAGGATTCAGCTCCAGAGGACTGCGGATACGTTTCATTCCTTCTGTGGGGTGGCAAGACTGGACTCGATTGGGCAGAAAGTAAACTTAAAGGATTAGGATTGATATAATGGGAAGAGTAAAACACATCGAAACACCTGAAGATATGTGGCAACTCTTTGTTGAGTTCCGCAAATGGTGCAAAGACAATCCGAGATACCAGTATCAGCTCTCAAATAAAACAGGAGAGCCTGTGCCGGTACCACTCGAGAGACCACTTACAATGGTTGGATTTCGTTCGTGGGCAGCAGAGAAGCATAAAAGCGTGGAAGATTACTTCGCCAATAGCGAGGGGAGATATTCAGCTTACGCCACAATCTGCCGCACGATAGAGGCAACCATCAAGCAAGACCAAATCGAGGGAGGTATGGCAGGACAGTACAACCCATCCATCACTCAACGTCTGAACGGACTGACTGAGAAGACTGACATCACTTCTGGAGGGCAGAGCATCTCTGAGGTGAAGGTGAATATTATTCGACCTACTGAATAGATATATTATTATCTTTGTAGGTCATTGGTTATAGGATAGAAACTGTCCTATGGCTACTGCATTGCCTAAACTTTGACCTATGGCTCAAATCACAATCGACAGCACTGTCATCTTCGAAAAGAACTACACCGCACTGGCAGACCCGAGCATCCGCTTCATCATTAATGAGGGTGGAAGTCGCTCGAGCAAGACCTACTCGCTATGCCAGATGGTGATCGTGTACTGCCTCCAACATCCTGGCAAGGTGGTCAGCATCGTGCGCAAGACCTTCCCAGCTCTGAGGGCAACAGTCATGCGTGACTTCTTTGAAATCATGAAGGAGATGGGCATCTATGAGGTGACCAGTCACAACAAGTCAGAGCACATCTACACCTTCCCGAATGGAAGCATCGTGGAGTTCTTTTCAGTCGATGATGAGCAAAAAATACGCGGTAGAAAGAGACATCTCGGCTGGTGCAATGAAGCCAATGAGCTATGGTTCGAGGACTTCCAGCAGCTCAACATGAGGACCGAGCACAAGCTCATATTCGACTACAATCCGAGTGAGTCATCATCCTGGCTCTATGACCTACCGATGGAGGAGAGCATCATCATCAAGTCAACCTACAAAGACAACCCATTCCTTCCAGAAAGCATCAAGCGACAAATTGAGGACCTCAAGCGAACCGATGAAGCCTTGTATCAAATCTATGCGCTCGGAGAGAAAGCCATCAGCAAGAGCAA